GTTGTTTTTGTATTGGCTAGATAGGGTCTGTAAACTGCTAAATGCATTGGCCAATTGTGTATAGATATATACGTTGCCGTTGTTGGAGTCTGTGTTGGTTGCATTGGGTGCGCCCACGTAAACCACGTTTCCGGTAGCATTTGTTTTGACCACTGAACCAAATGCTCCACCAGATCCAGCAATACCAGTAACTAGAGTATAGTTTACGTTTGCCACTGTATTGGCAGTCCAGTATGCATAAACATTGTTATCACCGGGCTCACCAACGTATAACCAATGTGCATCACCGCTTAGACTTATACTAGTACCAAATTGATTACTGCCAGTTCCAGTTAATGTTTGCAATGGTGTGTATACGCCATTACTGTGTTGATAAATGTGTACGTTGCCGGCAGATGGAGCACCAACAACTACAATGTTGTGTTGCGTATCTACGCTTGAACCAAAACCAGCCGCTGCATTGCTGATAGTTGCATTTGCTGAATACAAATAATCAACATTGGCAAATACCTGTACTGATCTGCTTCCGGGATTACCCACATATAAAAATTTTTCATCTCTACTGATTGCAGTTGCAGCACCAAATTGAGTATTGGCTGTTACAGTATTGGCTGAAACTTTTATCGCGGTGTTTGAATACCATGGAGCCTTATAGGTGTAAACTCCCCACCCCAACTCGGTTGCAGAATTGACCCATACACGATCATTTTCAATCCAATCATGTGGTGGACGTATGGTGTCAATTTCAGTGATTGTATCAATTACTGCTGATACCAATTTATAAATTATACCGGTGCCGATCAATTTTAAATTTGTACTAATTAGCAGAGCTGTTTGAGAAGCCGTCAATTGAATGGTAACTGTTAGATTGTTTGGTGCCGCAATTACTCGATATACTCCATCAAATGCCGAATTAAAATTTGATAGTATAAAGAAATCGTTTACAGATAATCCCGACGGATTGTTAAAAGTCAATTGAGCATATGAATCTAATGTGTATTTTAAATCGGTTGCAGTTACCTTAGCCACTTCGGTTACTCTAAATACATTCCAGTGGTCTGATAAATCTTTTGCTACCCATACTTTATTACCCACATATGCTTTGGGCAGACTGGGATTTTGTGTGATATCAAAAATTTGATAATCTATATCATTTAAATTTACATAGCCTGGATATGGCAAGTCTGTAGCATACTCTTGCCCAGATCTATTGTAGTAGATATTGGTAACAGTGCTAGACAAGTTACTGGAATTGTACACATTTGCCAAACTTAGATCAATTATGGTATTTGCACTTGTGCTATACGAATTGGCAGTAAATGTGAGCGCAACTGGATTATTAAGAAATAAACTTTGATTTAATGTAAATTCAACAAAGGTATTATTTCTCACATCTCCGTAAGTGCCAACTCTAAATGCCCACTCTTCGTACGTGTTGACATTTCCAGTTACAACATCAAATGACGCCTTGGTCAATGCGTTTACTGCATTTACTGTGCCTTTTTGTTTTACGTACCCTTGATAAAATTTTGTCTGTGTGGCAACACCAATGCTTAAATTACTCAGGAACGGTCTTTCGCGGAATCCAATCAGGCCGGCACTGAACAATTGAAAACTTTGATCAACTGGTGGATTATCTACGTCATAAAAATTAATAAACTGTTGTGCATTATGCCCAAAACTAGGCAAAAGACCAGTCTGTATATCAGTTTGAGCAATCTGTGTCCAATTGGTCAATGCAAAATTTTGACTTGCAGTGATATCTATTGGAGCGGTGTAATACAGATTGTTGTAAATTACAATATCTCCTTGGCGATAATCAGTTCCTGGTTGCCATTGCTGTATATTGGGGTTACTGTACATGTACCCAGACATGCTGTAGCCTCCGTCCCAATATCCAGTTTTAGATCCTGACAGTTTTAATCGATATTGTCTTGTTCCTTGTTCGGGCACATAGATAATATCTCCAAAATTATCAACATTATCAAATATAAGAGTTGTTTCGTACTGTACTATTTCCAGTTGTGCAAATGCTATAGTTGATACACCATCAATCACAGACAATTGAAATCGATTTCCCGGAGGATTAAGTGGACTATCAACTCTTAAAATATCAAACGAGTTGCTTTTAATTGGTCGAAAATTAACATCAAGTATTCTGCTGCCAGTGGGCAAGTTGGTTACTTGATTTATAACCCCGCCAGGAACAGCCACATTGAGTTGATTGGCTATTGGATTTAGCATTATGATTGTGCCTGGTGCCCAGCCCTGTTGTGCCCAATATAAAAATTCTTTTACACTTAGACTCCAGTCACGCACAGCCTGTAGATCTGTGTCAAATTCAGCAAATACAAATCCACGAGAAATCAAATATCTTTGATAACTTATTAAAAAGTCTGCAACTTGTTGTGCAGTAGCAAATGTGGTACCGTACGGTATTGTGGTAACTGTGCCGCTGCCGGTTTGATATAATTTCACAGATAAATTATTAACAGTCACAGTTGTTGAATTGGCATTGGCTATGCTGGCATATATGTTAAAAAATGGATTAGTGGTGTCGTACCCGGTTATGACATATCCAGTTGCCGAACGAGTTACAATCACTCCGCTATAAACAATAATTGCTGCCGGTATAGGCGTTCCAATATAGGCACTATAATTTTCATTGGGAATGATAACGCTGGAGTTGGTGCTGCCTGGACTGGTTTGTTCGGCAGTTACTGTAATCAAATTTTGATCAGTAAATCCAGCAACTCGGTACGCTAATTCAACTGAAAAATTACTGAAATAACTTTCAATTTTGGTAATAGGGTCTATTCCAAGATTTTTAATAGAATCTGCAATCCAGTTCAAGTAGCCTGCGGTTCGCAGAACAGTTCCCGGCTTGCTCACTGTGTCGCCATTTACTGTTAATAAATTGGGTGAAATTTTTTGATTGTCGGCTGTGCTAAATTGCCCAGTTACTGCATTGATATAAAATCTGCTTAGATCAATTTGAGTAGCAAAATATTCAGCCGGTCTTGCTAGAGACAACGCAAATTGAACTGCATATGGATAATCACTGCTGCGTCTCCAGGCCGACTCAACTGGCCCTTGCTCGCCAATTTGATAATTGTTGTTGACTGAAGCGACATTTACATTGAGAACTATTCCAATTTCAGTCGGCGGAATTAGATTACCTGCACTATCAACTGGAATAAAGTTAGATAGTCCCGGTCTTGCAAAATTTGCATCAGTATAAGGATCACCATTGTTCCACACATACCCGGCTTCAAGGTCTTGCCACAACACACCGTTACCACTGGTATATGGTGCTGAACCATAACGTTGAGTCCACCAAGTGGGTTGTTCAGCAAAACCCAACATGTTCCATGGGCTCAAATGTGGTTGATCGGTGTCAAACCAATAGTTATAAATTGCACGCCACGATCCTTGTAACGGCGACCCATCAACAGTATCCACCATTTGATTGTAATTCCAGGTCCAAGGATTGTTTGCATCGTACCAACTGTTGGTTGTGTAGTCTATATTATTATTACCAACCCATTGCAAAAAGTTCTGGCAGACCAACTTGTTCCATTCCAACAAACTGTAATTAGTCGTTCTAAATCTTCCAGGAACTGTGTTGTAAACATCTAAAATATTTCGAGAATTATAATCAACTTTGAGATTGTTATATATTCTTCGTTCAAGTTCTAACAAGAACTGATCTCTAAAATCACCAAACGCCGGAGTTTTGCTTCCGTCGTGACCAAGAATAACAGTGGTGGGTTCTAGGTATGTGGCATCCACATAGATAGATGGCGGATAGCTTTGTGCCAATCCCAATTTGGTTGGAGTTTCTGGAACATAATTTCCGTCGGTGTTTGCATAGTCACGTATCACAATGGTATCGCCAACTGTTAATGCAATGTTTAAAATAACTGCCGGACTCAACGAATCATAACTGTAATCGACTCCGTTAGCCACCAACAACGTACCGTTATGATATACCATCACTGCACGATTACTCAATTCAGTTACATTAAAGATACTGGCTATTTCGTATTTGTTTTGTCTGGCATTCAATACAGTATAAGTGGTTGTGGTATAATTACTGCCTTGTGCAACCATATCACTGTAGTACCAGGGAAAACTGCTGTTCTTAACTGAATTGATTGATTTTAGTATGGAATCAACTCCACTGGCGGGATTTTTATAATCCAGTCCGGTCAGTGTTGTACACAAAGTTAAAAATTTATTTTTAAATCTTTGATATTCTTTTCGTGCCAAATTGATACCGTTAACAAAATTCACAACAGGATCAATTAAAAAAGTCATGCCGTATATCAACGGACTGCTGTGTTGCAGTAGTGTTCCGCCTTGGGCTTTGATATATCTGTCTTGATATGGTATTGGCGAGTCAGATCCTAGAGCAGTATTTTCTATTAATTTATTATAGTGATTGCGTAATTGCCCTAAAGTGATAGAATCAAACGTTTGATTTAATGGATTGTAATCTAGATTCTCGGGAATTTCATAATATCCCAAGGCACTGATGCTTGAACTGAATATTAAAATATCAATCTTGTCACCAATGTTGGGAGTATTTGTTAACAATAATACTTGATAAGACGTGTAAGAAGTTATTTGATAATCAGTATCGACTGTTAACAATTTGTTATTCAAATAGACTTTTGTATAAGGAATAGTTTTGCTAGTGGCCGGAGTTATGTCAATTTGAACAAATGCATAGTTAACTCCGTTGACAGGCAAAACATATCCATCATATATCTTTGTGATAATTTGATACTGCTGAGTTGGTTCTTTGCCTTTGATCCAGTTGTTTGTCAAGGTTGGCGTATTTAGATCTTTGTTGACTGCAAGATAACCAGTATTACAATTAGCAGTTTGAGTTGTGTAGTTTTCAACGTAACTAAATGTGTCAGTGTCGTAGTAGTTGTTGAAAACTATATCACCAATGTTGTTAAAATTTTGATAACTTAATGGAAATCCCAAAACCAAATCATTGGCTCCAGTACCAACTGCGTACCCAAAAAATCTAGTACCGGCAAATGTGCTTGCAGGATAGGCCGAGGTATCGCCGAAACTGTATCCGTCAGCATCTACTAGATCAAATAACGGTGCTTGATTTAATTGGGTCTTTGCTTGACATTCGTGCCAATTTGCACCATCATAATACCAGGTTGTCCCGGCATTGGTGCCTTGTGTGACTAGAACATTTTGATTGGCCACAATTGGGTCATCAACAGTTTCTATCAATCTTAGATAATTTTGACTGTTGATTAATTCGTAATCAACTTGCCAAATCTGTTGTTTTACATTGGGATCGTAGTCATTAGCAAATATCACTCGCATGCCTTGTTTTAACACAGTGCCATCAAGTGTGTATGTGATTTGGCCCTCAATGTTAACAAAAGCATCGGTGCTGTCAAATGTGATTAAATCAATGTTGTTTTTTGCCTGACGGCCAAAATTGAATAATTGTAAATTGGGCTCAAATTCAATAATTGCACGTCGTCCGGGAATATTTGGGCCGTAATTTAAAGTGGTACCGTTATATTTTGCAGTTGCGGTTAATACATCGATATGAAACCAGCAATTGCTTCTAGTCCAGGGATTTTGATCTTGGCTGGCACGATTGATTGTGATATAGTCGGCACTTGTTTGTAGAGTGCTGGTATATGGCTCAGGAATAGTCAATTGCAACACAGGAACCAACTGTATGCTGGTGCCAACTCCTTCTACATAATACTGATTGCTTGCATAAAAACTAGGAACTACCAAGGCATCAAATTCTACTTTTAATCCGTTGGTAAACACCACACCATTGGGGCTGGTGTAATTGGTTTTTCCAATTATGTCGGTGGTGGCATTGATTGGTGTTGCAACATTATCAACCAATTTTATTATTCCAAAAAAATCAGGATTTGTGCTGTCTTGATAATAAAGATAATCGCTTGGAGCAGTTATCAGAGGAACCACAGTGTATTGATAATTGTTGTTTAACCAAAATTGTTGGCTTGCATAAACCAGCCCGGATCCAATAAAAACTTTTTGTAATGGGGCGACTGATGTGGTTGGTTGTATTTGAATCACGTAATCGCCAGTACCAGTTGATACTAAATTAATTTGCCATACATTGGTTCTAGTGGCCCCGGTTATTACTTCGCCAGGCTGTATTTGTGTGTTATCTGGTATGCTATATCCATTTGGCAAATTAGGTGTGGTCCAGTAACTGGCATCAATTTGATTACTGATAAAAACAAATGTTTTGCCTTGCAATTGCGTGGTAATTCCATCAAATCCTGTGGGGAAATTAGTAAGGAAAGTGCTCAACAGTTGATTTTGTATATCGGTATATTTAAAAGTGGCCACCGAATTAACTGTTGCTTGAACCGGTAATGTTGTATAAAAATTTTGTGCGTTGCTTAACGGTACATTAAATGTAACTGTGCCGTCGTCTGCACCATTATTGACTACACCAAACACTGATCGAGTGCTGATCTCGGACACATTTATGTCGGCACCGGCCACACCAGGCTCGCTTTGAATCCAGAAACGAAATCCCGGTTGATCAACTTTGAATGTGTAGGTGCCGCCTCTTGCTAGAGTAATTTGGGGATTCGGTTGCCCGCCGTACTCGCTGATGGTGTATCCCTGCACTGCAGAATTTCTAGTCACAACATAATTGGATAGATAAGGTGTGGCCGCCGATGTTATTACCACCGGGTCTGGGCCGCCTGGTATCCAATAATAATTGTTGTAGTTTACAAATTTATCGTAATCAAAATGTCCATCGTAGTTGTAGTATGTCGACGAGAACAGGCGTTGTTGATTGTGATTTAGTCCGCCATTGTTTGCAATGCTTTGTAATAAGTCAATATAGGTGCTGTTTTCAATTACGTTGCCATTTACATCTTTGATGACCACACTGGGCTCAAGTTGGTAAACAGATCTTGCAGTCGAACTTTCTCCAATGTAGTTGTCACCAGATTTGTAAGTGGGGGCAAATGTTCTACCAATATAGCCATTAATTGAAACGTTGTATGCGTCGGTGGCCAATTGATCCATGGTAGCACCAAAAAATCGTTGATTTGTGGTACTTCTGAATACTTCTGGTAAAAAATTTAGTGTGTTATTTACAGCCATTAATATGTTCCTATTAGCGTGTTGCCCAAATTGAGTTGTGCAGCAGTGACTGCGCTGACAACTTCTACGTTATCTACAGTTGCGGCACTTGTAATTATTTCCCAGGGTTCGCTATTGATTTGAAAATAGTTACCAAACACCAAGGTATCATCTGCAGGTACAATCAGCACGCTGGCAATATTTGGTGCCAGCGTTGTGTGTAAATACGCAGCCAATTCACTGAAATAAAATGTGTCACCAAAGTCCCAGTTTGCAATATTAAAATAACTATTGATTGCTGATATCACTTGAGTTTTAATTTCGTTTGCAGTTATGCTAACTGCAGGATTTGGAACCACTACAAAATTTGCCTGCAGACTTGGATCTGCTTTTGCACCAAATAACGGTTTAAATTTTGCTGGGTTGTAAATCAAGGTGTCACTAATGGTTTTGTAATTGTCCAATGTGCTATAAGCAATTGCAAGACTGCTTGATGTTGGCGGAATTGGTTCCTTTACTGTTCCTGTTAAATCTTGTAACCAAATCTGATAATCTTTCAAATAGTCAGCGGTCAAAATATATAAATCTATTAGATTTACACTGGTTGGATCTATTCTGTTGTTTCCTGGAGCATTGTGTTTGTATTGAAAATACAAACCAGACCGACTGCTTGCAGTATTTGCCACTATGGTGTATAAATCTGGGTTATCAGGTACACCGGTCATTTGTGTATCAGGGAACGACACATATACCTGGGTTGGATCAATGTAGCCATCTGTTTCTACAATTACATTATCAATTTTCCAAGTTATATTGGTGCCCAATGGCGTACTAGAACTGGGTTGCGGATTAATTTTAAGTATTGTTATTGTGTCTGACACCGGAGTGCCAACAGTGCTGTCATATACTCGTACCGAGGGGTTATAATAAAAATTAGTTTCGCTAGCACTGCCAAATGTGTATAATAAATTTTGATACTGTATGTTATAAATTCCACCAGTATAGGTAAATTTTAACAACCAATTGGTGCTGGTAGCGATTTGGCTGGGAGGAATATTTGTCCATGCCTGATTTATTTGATCATAAGTTAGACCAAAATTGACCTGTGATGAAATTTGACTAATGACATTTGCAATCACTGTGCTAGATAAATCGTTCTTTAAGGGTGGAATGATGCTGGTCAGTATAGATCCTGTTGGCACCACTGTTCCAAAGTATACTTGAGTATTTGCAGTGCTGGTTACTGCGGCATAAAAACTAGATCCGTTGTTTGTAAACTGCAGACTTGCGCCCGGATCAATATATGCCAAATTACCACTTCCCACAGATCCAACGCTTTGAACGTTGTTGTTGTAAATCAAATTGCCCCAGCTGCTGGATGTGGTATTGCCGTTTGTGGCTTGCACAAATTCCACATTGGCCACCATGGGTGTGATATTGCCACTGTATCTAGGATAGGTGGCATAGTAATAATTACTGATGCCCACAGAACCAATAATGGGAATTATGTCATTATAAATTGCATTATAGATATCGGTGCTGGTTAAAAATGTAAAACTACTTGATCCCACTGTACTATTAGACGAAAGCACACCATCGTCGCAAAAAATGTTGGTGCTGCTAAAGGTGCCTGTGGGATCTAGGGTATCTAGATACAAACTGACCCCCGAACTGATTCGGTTAATTGCTTTGATTTTTTGTATACTTGTAAAATTGGTCAATGGAAAGATTTGATAATCTTCGCCAGTGATCATGCGATTTTGTGTGTAGTACTGTTGTGGTGCGTATGTTTTTATGCTGTCTAGCGACTGTGTGGCACTTGCATTGGTTACCGTGTATTTCAAGCTGGCCGATACTGTCAAGGTCTGCAGTGATCCGGCAGCATTTAAATACTGTAAAGCAATAGTAACATCGGCAATATCATCCGGAGTCACACTGTATGCCAATCCATTGCTGGTTCTAAAGTAAAATCTAAAGTTACCTTGCGGTATGTTGGCAAAACTTCCATCGCCAAATACAATATTGACTTGATCATTGTTTTGTGTGTTGAGTTGATATAAATTCTTATTTGTCAATTGATTGTAAATTACGTTGACCCCGGCAATGGCGGGAACCTGTGTCCATAAAGTTTGTGTGCTACCATTAACATTTAAACTGTACAACCAAGCATCGGTATTATTAATGTTGTTGGTTGTAATTGGCACATAGTTGTTGGGTACTGCATTTGTTATATTAAAATTACTGGATTGTAGTGAGCCTTGTTTAAAATATAAAAAGAAACCGGTATTGTTACTGCCATTCCCGTTATTGTCGTTTTGATACAAAATATTGAACTGTCCTTGATTGGTGGGGTCGCGTTCGTAAATGTAAGTTTCGCCTAGAGTGGTTGCACTGACTGCTTCAAAATTAACTGGTACATTGTCTATATTGACCGAAAACGGTGCAACCGGCAACGCTGCAGGATTGAGATTGATTGTGTATTCGTCGGTCTGAATTCCATTAAGAACTTGGCTGTTTCCAGGTTTGCCAATTGCTTGACTAGAAATTAATGCGTCATTTAAAACAATTGTAAATTGTTCAAGCCAGTTGTCGTTGGTCAAATCATTCCAGTTTATTGTGGTATTTGCTAGATTTATGCCGTCACTATCGTATACATTATCGGTTGTGCGCACACTGTTAATTTTGAGCAAACCACTGGCACTGTTTGTTCTTTGCGGGTTATAACTCAGCATACGAGCCAATTTTAAGATACTGTCGCGGCGTTGTGCAGTATCAATAAAGTTTTCGCGTGCGTTTAAATCGGTACGAAATGCAAGACTCTGCCCCAAAAATGCAATCATGTCAATCAGTGCAACGTACTCACTGCTTTCCAAGAAATCGTTAAATGTTTCGGGGTAGTAGGTCTGGAGATAGTTTATCATGCTATTTCGCAGAGTCTCAAAATCATAACTAGTAAAATCGGCATTGGTGAATGCTTGATAGACCTTGGTCCAATTTTGATTTACTAGTAGATTTGATTGACGTGTGGTTTGTGCCATATTGTTTACCTATATCTAGTATTTATTTAGGTAATAATATGTGTAGTTAATTAGTGGTAAGAGTTTGACTGTTGTTGTCGAAATTTAACAGTAGAGTTTCACTTTGATTTGTTGGAATATAGTTCAAAGTGAGTTGGATCTGTATTCCGTTAGACTGTTGACTGACCTGTATCCGAGTCGCCGACAATCTTGGATCGTAACCAACGATTCGGGTTATGTCGTCGGTGATAGTGGTTTGTACAGTTTCGGTTAACGGTTCAAACAATTGGCTCCAGATAATGGTGCCAAAATTTGGTTGCATTAGCTTTTCGCCTTTTCGAATTTGAAAATAGTTGAGCAGGTCCTGTTTGGCCAAGGCAAAATTAGTAAGAGTGTACTTCTTTTTATTGACCAATGTGCTGAATCCGTTATAAGTTGCCATAGTTATATTTATGTGCTCAAAACTGTGATGGCATATCTGCCACTGTTGTACGAGTTAGCGCCTGCTCCTATATTGTAATACCTCCAGGCCCAGGCGCCGGTACCACTGGATTGATTTACTGCAGCCGGAGTCCCCACTCCCAAAGTCCATGCAACGTATATCATGCCAGCAACCACATCCGGAGCATCGGTAGTCAATATGGCACCTATATTTTTACTGGTCAAATAGATATCCACTAGACGTTGATATGCTAGATGCTCTTGTGCTATTGTGGTAGTTAGGAAACTAGATAAGTTGGTGGTATTATAAAAGTAATTTTGATAAGCATTTATGCCATTATTGATATAAATTGGATTCCAACAAAAATTGTAATTCACACAGGCGCTACCATAATTCTCATTTGATCCTGCAATCAGCAGTCCGTAGGCTTCCAGTATAGCACTTGATATTTGATATCTACCCAATTGATTATTGGTGCCAATTAATGAGTAGTTCCAGCCACTGTGATCATACCCAATTTGCGCCAGTAGTGCTCGTAGTTCGACGTTGGTTAGAGCCCCAATATTGGCCCAATTTGGCGGCAGCGGCGGAGCAGTGCTTTTGCCCAGCCAACTTTTTGGTAGTGGGTTTGCTATCCCGATGCCTGCTGATGATTGTATTCCAGAATCGGTCATGATCAAAATCCTAGTGCGCTTGCGGCACTTGAGCCCAATCCCACCCCGGCAGCTGCACCAGCACTGGCAGCTGCACCCACTGCAAGTCCGGTTGCAATGGTGCCAATATTGTTTGTGGGAGTGGTCAGTGTGGGTCTATTACCGGTCTTGGGATCAATCCAGGGTTCGTGCGCAGGTGCATTCAAACAGATGGTTTTTAACGAGCCCGACTGCAAGACCCATTGTTGCCCGTTCCAGGTAACATCGGGTAAGTTTACTTTTTGTGCCGAGCTGGGTATTCCGCCACCAAGTCCAGGTTTGCCAGTTAAATTGGTCATTGATCCACTGATGTTTGTGATTCCGGCACTGCCAAGATTTAGTAAACCGCCAGCAGTCAGACTTGCTATCCCACCGGCGCCTAATGATACTGCTCCAGCGGCTTTTATACTTACATCAGCAAATGCATTCAATGATATACCAATGGTACTGGTTATCGACACTGCGTTGTCACCGTTGATGCTCACAGTTCCTCCGCCTTGGCTTCCGCCACCACTGTTGATAAACACGCCTTGATCGCCTTGTAAATTTAATACTCCCTCGGTTCTAATATTGATACCGTTTCGTCCGTACACGTTGATGGTGCCATCGTTGCTGAATTCAACCCAATGTGCTCCTGATGCACTGGCAATATACAATATATTTTGTGTGTCGTTCATTAAAATTTGATGTCCGCCTGAAGTTTTTAACCGTATCAATTGATCTACACCAACGTTGGTTCCGGTTGCGGGGTCTCCGGTGGCGCCGTCATCCATGACAAAACTGTGTCCGCCAATTCTAGCATATACTGCATCGGCACTTTGTACGCTGGGATCGTTTATGTTTTGATTTATATTACCAGTGATACTTCTACCAGGAGTACTTATACCGTATACGTTGCTGGGACTTTCGCGCATGCTACTGCTGCTAATAGCACCACGCACTAGATCGCGATCTAGGCCTTGGTTGATCAGTACACTGGCTTGATAAGGATGTATATATCTTTGAGTATTGACCAAATCAGTGAACGCAGTGGGCAATCCGGTGTCATACTCAACAGTGGGCATGGCACTGTTTGCTCCAATGCTTTGATTGTTGTACAAAGGTCCAGTAACATTGCTAGGCAATGCAGGATCTATTAGACTGTTGCTTTCGCCACCAATGTTTCTACCAAGTGCGGGAACCATCGAATGACTGGGCCCATCGTATTTGCTGCCAATATAGATACCGCGATTTCTATCGCCAGCAATAAACATAACAACAACAATGTTTCCGATGTCGGGCGGCACCATCCACATGCCGTAACTCTGTCCCGATGTATATGCTCCAGGAGGTGCAGTTTGCGTGTCGGTTCCGTAAGTTACACCATAAAACGGGCTCACATAACTCACTGTTGCCTGACTATTGGGGTCAGTTTTCAATCCGCCCCAATCTGGCACCCAAACACGCATTTGTCCTTGCCGTGTGCCCGGAACCCAGCCAATAACTTCAGCCTCGTACGGTCCTGTATCAAGGTTGTACCCAGATTTTGCATCGGCTTTGGCAGTGGGGTCTGCGCCGCGTCTTCTCATGAAACTTGATTTTCCCATTGATTCGTCCTTAGTTGGTGCGTGTGCTGTCAGTGCTGACCGCAGCTGGAGTTGATGTGTTGGCCGGTATTGCAGTATTGTTTGAATTTAGGGCATTGGTTGTAGTTGATACCGCGGTGCCACCTGTTCTACTGCTGTTGCTGTTGATGCCGTTTGACAGTTGTGATGCAGTAATATAATCACTATTCATCAATCTATACAGTTTCAACACTTGAGTAAATTCACTGCCGGTAAATTGATTGGTAATACTGGCAATTTTGTATAATCCAGTAAACAGGCTTTTATTGGTGCCCGGCAACGGGAACATGAGTCCTTGATTGGTCCAGTCGGTATCAATGTCCACACTGCTTTGCACATTCAACTGCACAATCAATGCGCCCACATCCATTCTAATATGTCCGTATGTTTTGGCAAATTGATCGTTTGGTAGCACGTCCCAGGAATTGTAATTGCCGCCAACAGTGGGGTCGGGTACATACAACCAATCATCTTGTTTTACCAGTGTAGGATCACCAACAATGGTCAGATCCACAGTGATCATGTCTGAGTAGGTGTAACTGAATGTAGATTCAATTGCGTCTGCGGCTGTTGCTTTGTTGCTGTCTTGTCCTAGGCCAAATCCGGTTACTGCTTTTTGATCAACACCTTGTATACTGTATCTGATGGGATTAAGATTGGGTACTTTTCCAATGGCAGGAACTACCCCGCTTGCGGCTAACCAATTGGGACTTAGCATCACCATTGGCGCATTGGCCAACACATTGTCTACACCAGTTCCGGCAGTGGTCTGCGTGCTGGTTAAATTATTATTGTAAGCCGCTACCCGAGTATACCAAGTGGTATCAAATTGCAACTTAAAATCCACTATGTCTATATTTTTACTGTTGTACAAATAATTGTACTGTTTGACAATGTAGGGTCTGCTGTCGGTCAAAGATGGCAATGCTGGATGTGCACTGTCAAATATAGGATACTGATGTATACAATATTTAAATTGCACCGGCCAGGTATTGCGTACATCATCGTATGCAGTTGCAGTTTTTCCACCATTTTTGTTTGTGCCTATGTACTGAGTTTCTAATACGATCCGGTACTTGTTAAAAATTTGCGTCAACGACTGCGAAAACTGCTGAGCAGCAGTAGCATCTTTAACGTTGTTTTGTTGTAAATTCAGTCCCAGTTGGCCCAATATATATTTAGATTGCAAACAGATTCGATCTATTACTTCGTTTATAGAAGTGCCCTTTGGCGCTATAAATGCTTGTACTTGTTGATCCACTGTGGTTGAGGAGGTGGGGTCTCGTTGACTCAGTGGTAAATTGGCAGTGTAAACTACTGGACTATTTGCTATCGCAGGATCAATTTTAAACAATATAGAATCTGCCCATTGTACTTTTGAATCTGCTGCTTCGTTTTGCCAATGTTCGTTCAATTGATTTGCAAAACTGGTAAGCACATCATTCACTGTTGTGCCCGACATTGTCAATTGCTTGGGACACGAAGCATGTTCGGGATGATATCCTTTGTGACCGATAGGAATAAATTCTATTTCGTAACGGCTGCCGCCGTTGTCTACACTGACATTATAACTGACTATTTGTACAGGAAATCGTTTTCTAAATAACGACGTTTGTCCGGATGGTATTGGATCGCCGTTGTCGTCGTATCCCACAAAATCCAATTGTAACAGATAAGGTTGTTGTGTATGATTTGTGTATTTTTTTGTAGCCGGATTCACTGCAGCATACACCAATGCATCTAAAAAAGTAACTCCGTAGGGTTCCATGACCGTCATCTTGCCAGTGATTAAATTGGTATGTTTGGTGGTTGTATTGGGAGTCACCAGTGATTCAAATTCCACCGATGATATATAATAGTTCAACCCGCCAGTGCTGGGTAGACGCTGATTGGGATTGGCAGTGTTGTTTGCATATATTCCACCCGATTCAGCTACCACGTAACTGTTGCTCAACGGATCTTGTAATCCAACACCAATATCTATTCCAGTCATTAATTTGTTGTGGTCAGCAGGACTCAACCACCATAGGCTCCAGTTGTAGGTCCAACTGGCAAGATTATGCAATGGGTTAGGAATTGGTGACAGTACCGGTATTGGCTTTTTTATATTTCCAGCGGGAGTAGTACCGGTCGGTATTTGGGTTGTTCCAGTGCCCGACGTTAATTGATTAAATGGCATGTTATACCCCTAGTGCAGATTTAACGATTGCTCGAGTAGGAACATATATCACGTTTGGTGCCACAAAACTAAACACTGGATCAATCAAGATATCAGGATTCCGCACCGCAAATATCCACCAAAGATTGGTGTCTTGGTACATGTCGTAGGCCAACAAGTCTGGCCTACGATTGTAAGGTGGATCAATTTGATAAAGTGCATCAGTTACATCTGGCGGTATAGTTAACGTATTGTATCCCCATACATCTAAGAATTGTCCCCAAGTTTGAGTATTAAAGTAAGGACTAGTTGATGCGTATGTGGCAGTAGTCATTATAGGAATCCACCTGCACCAGAAGCACCACCGTTAAGTGGTTTTGTTGTGGCATTAAATGCCGTAGCACTTGAAGGATTACGATTAATCAATGCTCCGCGTGCAAAATCATTGAGATTAAAGTTGAGACTTTGCGCTTTGCGACTGTAAACTGGTTGTAGTGTCACGTTAACTGTGCTGGTTGTTGGCAAACGTGTGCTGTTCAGCACTGGATTTTGTATGTAAGGATTGTATGTTAACCCAGGCTCAGGAATGTCCATGTAGTCAACATCGGGCGGCATTGTGTGTTGGAAACTTTTTACCACACAAGGCACATTGGGTAGATAATATTTGCCGTAGCCGTTCAAGTAAACAATTGGAGGAGGATTACCTGCACTGCCAGTTGCGTCATTTCCAAAAAACATCTTGGTCAAACTTCTAAACAAATAGATTGTGGCCAATAGATATTGCCCTTCGTTGACATTTTGTACAGTAAACTCGCCCGAGATGGTTATTTCTCCAACTTCAGAATTTTCATAAAAATACTGAGCATAGTTGTTGTGCATTAGTTTTTGTTGTGTGTAATTGGCAGTGTGCGATATTTGCAATTGTGGTGTGTAAGGAAATACTACGCCGACACGTTGTTGTCCGTCGCTGGTGCCGAACACTGCTCCGGCGCTTTGTACCAGTGCACCTGCTACATTGTTGGTTACTTCGGTCCTTAACGGACTCAGCAAAGTGTTACTTGGGTCAGCGTAAAAATAATTGGCATTTGGTGCAAGTGTTATTCTAACTCGCCAGTCTTGGGATGCCTGCGGGGTAAACCCGACAATTGCAGTGGGACCGGTGGTATTTTGACTATACTGAAACATTGTGGCCACATTTTGGCGGCTCATGTAGGGATTGAATCCAAATGCCCCTTGAACCGAGTTGGTCGCAGACTGGGCAATCTGGTTTAAAATACCAGAATTTTGGTTGATTGCATTGTTCAAAGGTTGGTTGGGTAATACTGCCATACAAGTATTTATTTAAAAAATAAACTGCGTATATAATGTTTTTGTCAAAAAAAAAGGTTGACAATCACACGATAAATATGTTAGCATACACTAACTTAATAAAAGGACTAGAGGTGCGTCACAACTATTTAAACAACAAAGATATCTTAAAGGAAATACATAAAAGTAAAAATTCCTACTGCTATTATGAAACCAAAGATGTCGCCGATTACGACATGATCTTGCCCAGTTGGGACAAAATAAACAAAAAGAACATCAAGGAAGCAAGACAAAATCGTGCTGATCGACTGACCAAATTGGCACACGAATCAGCCACTGCTGATGGTACCAAGCGCAAACTAGACGAATTTGAAGTAAAAATCAAGGACATCAAAGACACTGACGTGATTTTTCGAGTCATGACCTGGGATCATATTCCGGTAGACGACATCAAAAGCCGTAAGGCCGCCGTCAAGGCACTAGAGGAAGAAGAAGGGGCAATACCGCGTAGCGAGTACGATGATGACGAACTCGATCTCAGCGGCAATACCAAATATGTCAAAGTCAACTTTCCACCGTTTGAGCACTACAAAGTCAACGAGGCTGGCGAACCGGTGTGTGTGGGTCGCAGTCACTGGAAAGGTGATTTGCTAACTGGATCGTTTAATCGCATGCATGGACAAATGACTCCCAAATTGGCACACATGTTTATCAAGTTGTGTGAACGCTATGCTACACGTAGCAACTGGCGCGGTTATACTTACAACGACGAAATGCGTAGTCAGGCACTACTACAATTATCACAGATAGGTCTACAGTTCGATGAATCCAAGAGTCAGAATCCATTCGCTTACTACACTGCTGCAATTACCAACAGTTTTACTCGAGTTCTCAATATCGAAAAACGCAATCAAAATTTACGAGATGACATAATGGAAATGAACGGACTTACCCCAAGTTATACTCGTCAAGGCATGAGTGGCGGTTATTCTGGTGGTGATGGCGGCTACGATGAGTAGATTACCAGTTGCTCTGTAGCAACTGTTTGTTGTATACTACACATCTATGACAAATCTTTTTAAAAAGGCCGCTATATTTACGGATATACATTTCGGCCTAAAATCCAATAGTACTCAACACAACGAAGACTGTTTGAACTTTGTTCGATGGGCCACTGCCAAGGCGCTAGAAGAAGGGTGCGAGACTGCACTCTTTCTCGGTGATTGGCACAACAATAGGGCCAGCATCAACATCTTAACCTTGGGCTATAGCCTGCGTGCACTGGAGCACCTAAATGATAATTTTTCTACTGTTTATTTTATTCCTGGCAACCATGATCTCTATTATCGGGATAAGCGTGATGTACAGAGTGTCGAATGGGCAAAGCATCTCCCGAACGTACAAATTTGTAATGATTGGTTTAGTAGTGGTGATGTGGTTATCGCTCCTTGGCTCTGTGGTGATGACCATAAACGCATTCCTCGGCTACGAGGAAAATACATGTTCGGGCACTTTGAACTGCCAGGATACTTGATGAATGCCATGGTGGCCATGCCCGAACATGGCGAATTAAATCGTGATGCTTTTAGACAATTTGATCACGTGTTCACCGGACACTTCCACAAGCGACAAACACAACGAAATATAACCTATATCGGCAATTGCTTTCCGCACAACTACGCCGATGCCGGGGATGACGATCGCGGTCTTACCATACTAGAGTGGGGCAAGGAACCCGAGTATCATGCTTGGCCCAATCAACCCCTGTACCGAGTATTCAATTTGAGTGATGTTATCAATCACACCGAGTCTATGTTGCGACCCAATATGCATGTTAGGGTCAATATTGATGTAGATATCAGTTACGAAGAGGCCACATTAATTAAAGAGACTTTTGTGTCACAATACGGACTTAGAGAAATAACACTGATTCCGGCCAAGACCACAGACTTGACCGATTACGAAATACAAGGCAATATCGAATTTGAAAGCGTAGATCAAATTGTATTTGGGCAGTTGAGCAATATCGAAAGCCAACAGTTCAATAAAAATCTTTTGTTGGACATATACCGTAATTTATGAGTGGGAACAAAGTTTTTCCAATTAGATCAGACACCGCATGTTTATTGAAATGGTCCTGGAGCACTGTATTTTTCAATAGTGGTACTTCGGCGTCGTGTCATAGAACAAAAAAATATCCCATTGATCCCGATAACTTTGATCAATTTCACAATTTACCAGACAAGATACGCGATAGAAATGCCATGATTCGCGGCGAATGGCCAGGTAATGGTTGTGAATACTGTAGGAATACCGAAGCAGCAGGCGGACAAAGTGATCGACTGGTCCATTTGAGCCAAGAAAATCAAGCCTGGATCACTCCACCCGAACTAGCCAACCACCATACCGCAGTGGAAGTAACTCCGACTATACTAGAAGTGTATTTTAAAAACACCTGTAACATGGCCTGCGTTTACTGTGGAGCGCATTTTAGCAGTTTGTGGGCCGCCGAAAACAATCGGTTCAAAGAAACAATTACCATAAATCCCGATTCATTTAGTGTACAACACCACCAACACAATACCAATTATGATAAAATGGTGTCAGATTTTTGGCGGTACCTTGCTGCCAACGATCGATACAAAACAATAAAACGATATCACATTTTAGGCGGGGAACCTTTTCTATTAGACGAATTAGATGACAGTATAGAATTTTGGAAAACGCACCCAAATCCTGATTTAATTTTTGAAGTAATAACAAATTTAAACATACCAACTGCAAGATTTCAATCTTATATTAAAAAAATAGAAAAACTGATATTTAATAATAAAATATGGAAATTACAATTGACTGCCAGTCTCGACGGATGGGGCAATAGTCAAACCTATGTTCGTTATGGTCTTGATTTAGATTTATGGCAAGAGAATTTTGAGTTTTTATTGAACAAGCCCTGGATAAGTTTATCTATTAATAGTGTTGTATCTGCAATCACTGTAAAATCATTACCAAGTCTAATAGAAAAAATAATCTATTGGAACAGCAAACAACAACTATCGATCAACAATCGAGCGTCAGAGCCAATCATACAGCATTTTGGGGTTTCACGTCACAAAGATCACATTTACAATTTTGACGGACAGATTTTCAACGAAGATTTTAAAAAGATTCTAGAATTAATGCCCGAAGAAACAAAGGTGCAACGTGATCAAAAAAGCATCATGTCCGGCATAGCATTAAAGTCGTTGCAGTCAAAATCTAATACGGATCACATCAATGATCTAAAACAATATCTAGATCAAATTGATCGTCGACGGCGCACCAACTGGCGCGAACATTTTCCGTGGTTGGATCAAGATTTTAGTAGTTATGAAACTTGATATCGAATTAGATTACGAGCCAGCAGACATTGATATCGATATCATGTTGTCTCACTTTTATTGTAAAACAATAAACTTATTATCAGACACAAAACAGATAACAATCGAGTTTGATCTAGACAATTTCGCTCCGCAACAGTTGGAATTGTCTTTTAGCACCACTGATATTAAAATTGTAAAGTATCCAGTGACAGTTAGTAAAATTATCATGGATGATTTTTATTCTATAGACAAGGTGCTGTATTCTGGGCAATCTTGCATAAATGACAGATACGCATTGTATTTAAAAATTAAAAATATCAATCTTGCACACGAACTACTAGATACCAATCGATTGGATTTTACTGGGAGTTTAAAATACACTTTGCAGTGGCCGTTTTATAAAAATGTCTACGATTACATGGGCAATTAGCATGAAACAAAAGCATATTATCAACATTGGTCACCCCAAATGTGGCACTACTTGGTTATGGAAACAACTGGACCGTCATCCTGCAGTCACCAGCGGAATACTAAAAGAAAACAACATGTTTTTAAACACCGTAGATATAGCACAATACAAAAATTATTACAATCAGTACGACATAACCACAAACTTTCATATTACACAATGGGCCATGGATCAAGCCATGATACAACAACTGGGCACGTGTACCACTCACGCATCAGTTATTTTAAGAAACCCATATGATTTTATTGAACGATGGAAGGATTGGTTAGAAGTACACGATTCCATAAAGCCTTATAAAATATATAATACAAAATTTTCTGATTTAGAATTTGTTGATTGGTGTTTGACTTCTAACATTATACAATACGCAGAAATTGTTTCACGGTGGACTCGAAATCTTGTTAGTGCTAAATTCAAAGTATTTTTATATGAAGATTTAAAAAAAGATTCAGCACAGTTTTTGTCAAACTATTTTGATTTTTGCGGATTGGAAAATATAAAAATTCCCGACAGCGAACAACCAGTCAATGTAAACCCAAACACTGTAAGAAAAAAATTATCATTTGATAAAAATCAAATATCAATTATAAACAACGAAATAAAAATGTTTGAAGAATTAATTGAACGAGATTTGACTCATTGGCTAAATTTCCAAAGCCCGTGACTTATACTGTACACTGTGTTATAATACCAAATCTATGTTTAAAATAAAAGACCTTACTGTTCGAAATTTTATGAGTGTGGGCAATACCACACAAGCAGTCAACTTTGATCGAAACGATCTTACCTTGGTGCTGGGAGAAAATCTAGACCTAGGCGGTGATGATTCGGGTGCAAGAAATGGTACTGGCAAGACCACTATTATAAATGCGCTCAGTTACGGCTTGTACGGTAACGCTCTTACCAATATCAAGAAAGATAATTTAATCAACAAAACCAATACCAAGGGCATGCTGGTCACTGTTGATTTTGAAAGCAACGGTACTCGATACCGAATCGAGCGTGGGCGCAAACCCGGTATAATGAAATTCTGGGTTGGCGATACCGAACAAGAAATTACCGATGATGCGCAAGGCGATTCACGAGAAACACAGGCACATATTGAGCGTTTGTTAGGTATGAGCCA